CAGAAATCGCTTGCGTCATGGGCGAAAGAGAAGTACGAAGTGCTTCTGGAAGCCAAAGACAAGATTACTCCGGTGCTACAAACTATTGGTTCAGGCTTAAAGAACTTTGGAAGCAGAGCGTGGAATGTCACACTGAAAGCTGTTGATTATGCAACAGCCCCGATAAGGGGCGTTATAAACCTACTTAAGAACCCTATCCTCCAAGCCGGAGCAGTCCTCGGAGTGAGTGTCGGGCTTGCCGATACAATAAACACCTATAAGGACTTTGAGGCTGCTATGTCACAGGTGCAGGCTATAAGTGGTTCTACACAGTCGGACCTCACACGACTTACGGCGAAAGCAAAGGAAATGGGAGCAACGACCAAATTCACAGCCGCAGAATCAGCAGAGGCGTTTAACTACATGGCTATGGCAGGCTGGAACGCTGAACAGATGATGGGCGGCATAGAGGGTATCTTGAATCTGGCGGCAGCCTCCGGGGAAGATTTAGGAACAACCTCTGACATTGTAACGGATGCGTTGACGGCGTTTGGTTTGAAAGCCAGCGACGCAACGCATTTTTCAGATGTACTGGCACAGGCTTCATCAAGTGCGAACACTGATGTAGGCATGATGGGAGAAACATTTAAGTATGTAGCGTCTATGGCTGGTTCCCTTAGTTACTCAATCGAAGATGTAGCTTTAATGACCGGCTTAATGGCGAACAGCGGTATCAAGTCCACACAGGCAGGTACATCGCTTAATTCAGTTCTCACAAGACTTGCTACAAACTCTAGCGGAGCGGCAGACGCAATAGCAGCTCTGGGAGTTAATTTCTATGACAGTGCAGGTAACGCAAGACCGCTTGGCACTGTCATGGAAGAATTAAGGGAAGCCACAAAGGGAATGAATCAGGAGCAGAAATCAAACCTTGCTAATACTGTAGCCGGTATGGAGGCACAGAAAGGCTTGCTGGCAATCCTGAATGCTTCAGAAGAAGATTACAATAAACTGGCAGACGCTATCTCAAACGCAGACGGAGCTTCAAAGCGAATGTCTGATACCATGATGGACAATCTTTCTGGAGACATTACATTGTTCCAGTCGGCGGTTGACGGTCTGAAAATCTCACTGGGAGAGCGTATGTCAAACTCTTGGCTTCGAGATATAGTACAGTGGCTCACAGCACAGGTTCCAAAGGCAGAACAGTTATTCAGTGACGCTATGGATTCTGCGGAGCGTAAACTTGACAGCATAAAGAGAAAATTCAAGGAAATATCTGCAACTGACGAATGGCAAAACGCAAATTTCTTCGGCAAGGGCAAAATCCTCTGGGACGAGTACATAGTTGAGCCATTCTCCGAATGGTGGAGTTCCAAAGGGAAAGCAAAAATAAATGTGATTGCCGGAGATATTGGTAATGCAATCGGTACCGGCTTAACCGTCGGAATCGCAACCATTCTTGGCATAGATGTTTCGGAAACAATAGACGAGGGAAGCACTCTGGGAGCCTCATTTGCAAAAGGCTTTTCGGAGGGCTTTGATTTTGACGCAGTATCAGAAAAGCTCTGGGACGGTTTAGGTTCAGTGATAAGCAAAGCCTCAAAGCTGCTTCCGGGTGGAGAATCTGCTGATTTATCATCTATCCTGTCAGCGGCTTTACTGATGAAGATTGCTACACCGCTTGTAGGCATGGGTAAAGGTGCCGCAAGTCTTGGCAAGGCAATATTCGGAAAGGGAACCGCCGGCACTTCATTAGCCGGTACGCTCATGGGTTCAGCAGCAACAGGTTCAGGACTGCTTGGAAAGTCGGCTATGCTTGCCATTGACTTAGGAGCCGGAAACCTTGCTGGCGGTGCTTCAATGGGAGCCGGAGCTTTAGCGGCAACAGGTATGGCGGCTGGAGCCGGTGCGATAGCCGGAGGAGCAACCCTTATCAGCGCCGGTATTGACACATACAAGGCAATCAAATCCGACAACAAGGCTGAAAAGTCTGCATACGGCGAATCTGCCGCATGGAAAGCTGGAGGAGTTGCAGCCGGAGCAGCCGCAGGTGCAGCAATCGGTTCTATCATTCCGGGACTTGGTACAGCGGTAGGTGCTTTGGTAGGTGCCGGTGTCGGCGGTATTGCTGGCTGGATAAAAGGGAACAAGGTCAAGGAAGAATATCAGGACAATGTAGAGGAAATGGAAAAGCAAGCCGAGCGTGCAAAGCGTGTCTATGAGGTCACAGGCTTATCCATTGATAAGGTGCATTTTGCAAACGACGACCTGAACGAAGCTATGAAAGATACGAACCTGACAGCAGAGGAACTGGCAAATTATATCAATGAGGATATGGCGAAAGTCGCACAGGAAGCATTTGGCGACATCACGCTATCTCTCACAGAGATTAGAGACCTTGCACAGGAAATCACATTCGGAAAATCCATTGAAAGCGTAACAGAGTTTTCAAAAGCAACCGATACAGTCAGTTCAGACCTTGCAAGCCTAAAATCCACGATAAGCGACTTAAAGAAGCAGAACTGGAAAGCAAGCCTCGGTATGGAACTTGACGAAACGGAAAAGGACGACTACAAAAAGGCGATTGAGCCAGTACATAGAGGATAATCACTATCAAGCCACAGTTGCACTAAAGCTCATTAACGGAAGCGGTGCAGACACTACCGGGCTTGATAATATGTATTCCGGCATGAAAACGCAGATTGACGACCTCACAGCACAGTTGAGTGACAAAGTGACAATCGCATTGCAGGACGGAGTTATTCAGCTTGACGAACAGGACGAAATCCTGAGCCTGCAACAGCAGATACAGGACATCACAAGCAAGTTATCATCTGCACAGGAGGAGGCAAGCCTTGATGTTTTGAAAATCAAGTACGGTAGTGGTGCTGGGCTAACATACGATTCCTTTACGCAAATGCAGGAGGAATTAAAAGCACAGGTTCAGAGCTGGTCTGAAAATTATGATTCAGCACTGGAGATAACCTTAACCAACTTGAAGCTCCAGCTTTCAGAGGGTGCAATCAGTCAGGAAGATTACGACGCTGCGGTTCAGGAAGCAACACAGAACTACACTGCACAAATGAATGAAATGAATGTCAGAGTGCAGAGTTTCAACCTCGATACCATAGCGGAAGCGTGGGACACACAGCTTAATGGAATCCTGCCAGATTTAGAGGGTTCGCTTTCAGAAAAGCTACAAACAGCCATGAACGCTGCACTGCTTGAAAAACCAGATGTTTCAGCGTGGACGCAGGAAGATGTTATGAAATGGTTCGACCTTGACGGCATAGATACATCAGCATTTGAAAACATCTATGCAGAGTTAAAGGCAACAGCAGAACAGGCACCACAGGGTGTCAAGGACGAAATTATACAGAACTACAAGGATTCCATACCGACAGCCGAAGAAATCAAAGAGGCTATCGACTGGGATTCTCTAACAAATGAGGACTGGAGCGAGCTAATGGAAAGCATTACAGGACCGATAGAGGGAGAATCAATCGGTCTCAACTCCGAGGACATGAAAAAGAAAATGTCAGATTACTACGGCGAATACTTTGAGAGCGTAAAAACCTCATACTCCGAAGCACTGCATAATGCATTGGAGGAGGCAAATAGTGAGGACACGCTTAATTCCTTTATGGAGCAGTATATGCCTGATGTATCGAGCATTGATTTTATCGGTCCATACTCACAGGCAATATACGACCAGCTCTCAACACTGGATTTGTCTAAGGCGGACATGGAAGCCCTAAAAACCTCATTAAGCGACGGCGTAGCGACAGCTATTGAGGGTGCAGACATGGATAAGGTAAATGCGGCACTTGATATAGTCAAAGGCAATGTTGAAACATCAGCTTCTACAAAGTTTGGAGCTGGCTACAATGTGACAATGCCTCTTACGGTAACTTTTGATTATTCGGTGTCAAATCCGACAATGCCAAGTTATATGTTCCCGAGTTCGTCGTTCAACATCACACCAAAGAAACACGCCGCCGGAGGCTATGTATCAGGCGGTCCACAGTTGTCATGGCTGGCAGAGGAGGGCTGGGGAGAGTTCATCATTCCTACAAATCCGAGCCGCAGGGCAGACGCACTTGATTTATACCAGAAAGCCGGTGCTGCTTTGGGCGTTCAGGAACACGCAGATGGCGGTTATGTAGCTGGCTCAAATTCAGGTTCAAAGCTCACAGACTATAATTTGTTCAGTGAAGCGATTAAAAACGCTCCTATTGGCAATTACGAAGCGACAGGAGATAACACAGAGGACAATCCTACTGTATATGAACCAGTCAGCGTGCAGCCAGAGCAGAGCGGAGGTAACAGTATTTCGGTACCGGTCAGCGTGTCGGTATCGCCTCAATTTGTATTTGAGGGTTCAGGCGGCAAATCAGAAGATGACATCATGGCAATCATCAGAAAGAATATGAAAGCTATGGCAGACGAACTGGGAGGCGAGATTGCAGACCGTCTGGAAAAGGTATTTTCAAATATGCCAACAGCAAAGGAGGCGTAGGGCATGGCACAGGAAATTATCATAAGGCTTAGAGATGTAAGCACAGGAAAGACCTTTACATTCCCGGCGAATCCTGAAAGCATAAGCGGAACGCTGGGGGCGAAATATCAGTCATTCGACATCATATCCAAAGGCACCGTAAAGGTGCCAAAGGGTACTGATGTTTCAGAAATTAAATGGAGTGGAGAATTTTTCGGATACTCCAAGAGAAATGAAAGCGTCGTAAACAAAGCCTATTATCAGCTACCTAACGCTTGCGTGGCGCAGCTTAGAGAATGGCAGGAAAACGGCTCGAGGCTCAACCTGATTGTGACAGGTTCATGGATTAACCTTGATGTCACAATTTCTTCATTCCAGCCGGAGATTTACGGTGCATACGGCAATGTGAAATACTCCATATCGTTTGCACAGGCAAAGGATTTGAAGATTTACACCACAAATGAGCTGAAAATTGCTGCATTTGTGAAAAAGACAGCACCACGAAACGACAACAGCCAGAGTTCAGGAAGCAGTTACACGATTGTGAGTGGCGACACGCTCTGGGGAATCGCTTCAAAGAAGCTGGGAAGCGGTACGAAGTGGACTAAGATATATGACACTAATTCCTCAATTATCGAGGAGGCGGCGAAGAAACACCGCAAGAGCGGTTCCGACCATGGACACTGGATTTATCCGGGAACAACAATCACAATACCTGCGGCATAAGGGAGGGATTGCATGATAGATTTATCAAAGATTTCCTACCGAGCCGCCGTTATTGATGAAAGCGGCAACCAGTACAATATCAAAGAGTACATTCATGGGCTGGGGTGGGAAGAAAACAAAAATGAAATTGCTGTTAGAAGCTCATTCACAGTCCGAAACGACAAGACATCCGTTGGCAAATTATCATCACTGATAAAGCCGGGGTGTCTTGTTGGCATATTTGCGACCGACGGCGTACACGACGACGAAGTAGCCAGAGGATATGTAGCCGAATGGAATCCGACATTGCAGAATAGCAGCGACGACCTGAAATGTACGAATTATGACAAGCTCTATGATTTACAGAAGTCACAGGATAACAGATTTTATTCATCAGGAACCGGAACACAGTCGATTATAACAGGCTTGTTTGACGATTACGAGATTCCGACAAACGGATATTCAGGACCGAATGTGTCACATGGAAAGCTCAAATACAACAGTTCCTACGGTTCGGACATCATTCTTGATGTTCTGGACGACGCAAAGAAAAAGGGAGCCGGTACCTATATCATACGGTCAACGAAAGGATATGCAGATGTGGTGGAGCGTGGAAGCAATACAGATGTTTATGTGTTCAAGACGGACAATACAAAATCCGTCAGCCACTCAATCAGTACAGCGGAGCTTGTAACCAGAGTGCGAGTTATAGGTAAAGCTGATGACGAGGGGCAGTCAAGTGTAGAAGCCACATTGAACGGTCTGACAAAATATGGTATCAGGCAGAGAATTTACACCAGAGGTTCTGACGAATCCTTAGATGACGCAAAGACAGCCGCACAGGAGATTCTTGACGACAAAGGCTCTCCAGACGAGCAAATCACATTATCAGCTCCAGATGTGCCATATATCAGGAAAGGGGATTTAGTCTATGTCATGGCTGGAGTTTCAGACAATTATTATTATGTGAATGGAATCCGGCACGACTGCGAAACCTCCAGTATGACAATGGAGCTGGAGCTTGCAAAGACGGAAACCGTCAAAGAGAATCAGACAGAATCGAAGAAAGAATATAAAGTCGGAGATATTGTCAATTTTCATGGCGGTACTCATTATGTCAGCAGCTATTCTGGTTCAAAGGGCTACAATGCAAGAGCCGGTAAAGCAAAGATAACGATTGCAAATGGTTCAGGAAAAGCCCACCCATGGCACCTGATACACACTGACAGTTCCAGCAATGTATATGGCTGGGTTGATGACGGCACTTTTGATTAAGGAGGCGTAGACAATGGCAGATACACAGTCGTTTGACGAGAACGCCGGTACAAATAAGCTGGCGAATGTCTTATGCGATAGAATGAAACGAGAGGGGGAAACCCCTCTTGCTTTAGATTTTGGAGAAATACAGGCGAATGGCAGCCTGACAACAAATACATTTCCGGTATCAATCCCAAAGGGCGAGTATTCAATATGCCGCCATGTTGGAGGATTGAGCTTTACCGTATCCGGCGGCGGTCATTCAGGACATGAGAATCAGACACCAAAGGTAAATACCGGAAACCACAGCCATACGGTAGCACCGCCGGTAGTAAAAGCCGGAGACAGGGTGCTTGTGGCGTGGGTTCAGAACGAGGCGGTCATTATTGATGTTATCGTAAGCTCATAGAAAGGAGGCAGGCATGGCGAATACATCACTACAAATCGTGGAAGTTCCTGATTTCATAGAAGAAAGTTCAGAATATGACATCAAGTACAAGCGGACTGCAAAATGGGACGCTGAAAAGGGCGATTTTGTCAGGGACGGAGCGTACAGAATTGTGGAATGTTCAGGCGAGGAGGGCTTTATGATTTGGTGCTTCAAGATTGCACAGACGGAGCGGTATTCCTGCCTTGCCTATACAAATGACATAGGGACGGAGCTGGAGAAGGCTTTAGCTGCCGACAATCAGAAAGTGGTTGAATCAATGGTTGAAAGGACGCTTACGGAAGCCCTGAAAGTCAATCCACGAACAGAATATGTCACAGATTTCAGTTTCACATGGAACGCCGACGAAATGCACTGCACCTTTTTGGTAAAGGGCGTTGAGTGGGATAAATTATTCAGGATAAGCATTTGAGGAGGTGGTAGACATGGCACAACCTGAATTTATACAGCCTGATTTTATGCAGGGCAGCACAGAGG